ACAACCGGGAAGAGAAAAACCCGCGCATGATCTGCATCAAGCTCCCATCCTTGCAGCCGTGCACCACCACCGCATCCGGCGGGATCGGTCGAGGCTCGTACGGCAAAGCGCCGGGGGGCACCCGTTCACCCTTGATCTCACCGGTCGTCTTATTCTTTTTGTACTTTACCGTCCGCCACTCGTGATGAATCAAACTGGTTCCCGCCGCGTGCTTGATGATCTCCCACTGCCAGTAAACGTCCCAGGGGATCTTGGCGTAGGGAATCGACTTGTAGAGTTTGGAATAGGCCGGCGCATTTTGAGGATAAATCGAGGTCCCGATCAAATGACTGCCGTCCTGAATAAACCGGTCATCCGGCGTACCTTGCCCACGTCTCCAGAACGAACCGTGGATCACGCCCATGAAAGGACGACCCACCCGGTCGTACTCGTCCGAAAGAGTGTTCATCCAATTGGGTTTGATCGGAGTATTGTCGGCTTCAAAGAAATACCAGTTCTTACACTGGATGGTGTTCATGATGTGATATGACACCGCGTGAAACATCATGTTGCATCCAACAGGCCAACCATCCCTATGATTGGTCAAAAAGTGCGTGTAAACCTTGGAAAACTGGTCTCCGATGACTTCCCGGATCTCGTTTAAGATCTCTTCGCAATCTTTCGGCGCCACCAGAAGCACCTCATGCGATTTATAAGGCCCGACGAACTCAAGATACTTGGCCAGGGTGAGCATCAGACGGGAATCGAGGCTGGTAAAGGGCAAGACTAAAAGCACGGGTTCTAATACCTCCAAACGTTTTTGTATCAACGGAACTTCCCACTAGCAAGGTCGTTCCCATATCGAAGTCGTGGTGCGTTAATTTGTGACAGCCGTTTGATTTTCTGCATCACCAAACGCTGGGGAGCCAACGGATCAGTCTTATTGGCGGCCGGCGCAATGGTCCGCATCCCTTTTTCGCCACCCGGTATCGCACCTAATCGGGTCCGGCAGATGTCGACCAGGATCATGGCAGCGTCAGCCACATCCGGACTTTTCTGGGTCCGGCCCCGCATATCCTCTTTGGATTCAACACGGATCCTGAGCCCGCTCGAATGCTTGACTGTATCGTAGTGCCGGGCGGTCAGCTCTTTGGCCAGCTCAGGGATGACGCCTTTGAGCTGGTAATTTCGCAAGAATTCCTGGCCGACGTACCACAGCTCGCTCACCCGGTTTTCGTACCGGTCATGGGCAGGCTCACTGTTATACATAGACGTGGGCATGTCGGTCGCAAGGCCACTAAAGGAAACCGCCAGGACATCCGGGTGCCAAATCTTATGAACAATATCGGCAAAGGTGATCCCGCCACCGGTCCCGTCAAAAGCCGCATGTTCGGGTAAGACGCCACGCTTTTCGCTGTGCTCCTTAAACTTGCGGGCGATCTGGTAATTCCGCGGCTCTTCCTTGTTGGTAACGTCTTCTTCCAGGATGACCAATTCCGAAAAGTAGATAACCATCCGCCCGTCCCGATCCCGGCCATAATGACCAATCCACAAGGCAGATCGGTCACCCCCGTTTGTAAAGCCTGGATCAAGCGCAGCGAGAATCGTAGGCGGCTCAGTTCCCCAGACGACAGATTCCGACGCCCTGAATTTAACCATGTCGGGTTCGGAATAGATCGCCGTCTCATCACCCGTAGGACACCAGAAGCCACGGAACATCCGCCAAAAGGCGAGGCTGTTCTGGTCCATCTTTTCCTGTGCTTCACGAATCTGCGCACATCCGATGATCGGCCAGGTGTCTTCTTGAGTGATCCAATTGGGGCTTTTAAGTGCATCGAAGTGAAGACAATATCCGCGTTTAGTGACCCATTCCTCATCATCAACCGATATTGACCCCCAGCCGTCAGCTGGTTCAGAAAGAAGGCCATGAGGGTCGTAGAGCGAGTTTGGATTACCGCTGGCGATCAGTTGAAAGAATGGGTTCAAACTCAGGTTCGACTCAGCCGCACCAACCAACGCCTCCGAAAGTTCCGGAAGCTCGTCCGCGAGGAGGAAGACCCGTTTGTTCTTCATACCGATGATCTTGCCGACTGCCTCGCGCTCCTTCTTTTTTTCACCAGCCAGAAGCGAGATCCCGCACCGGTCGCTCGAATAGACCTTGCCGCCGAACTCAAACCGGATAATCCCCGCCGAGTCAACCAGTTTGCCGGGAAGTCCCTTGACCGACCGCCAGTAGTCACAGACTGATCCCCAAATCCGCCGCCGGCTATCTTTTAGCGACGTTGATGTAACTAAGACCAGGGTGTCGGCGGGTGCAGCTATGAAGTTTACAATGCCCCATAATGCACAGAAATCGGTCTTACCGGACGACCCGCAACCGGCCAAAGAAACGTACCGATACTGGGAACAGACCTGAGCCATCCTGACCGCCCAGGGGTGCCAGAGGAAGGGTTTCCGGGAGTCCTTCCCCCAGAAGGCCCGTACGCAGTTAATGAAGTGCCGCCACTTGCCCAGCCCCCCGGACTCCTCGGTGAACCCGTCCCGGAAGGCTATCAACTCGATCTCCAGGTCCCCAATCCCAGGCCGGAACTTCCGATTATATTTAAAGATTCTGCCGTCCGACCCTTGACTCGTAGTTTCCACTAAGGTAGAAATAAGGAGATGAAATTAGTCATCCCCCGAGTTGGTTTCCAGCTCCGGTCCGAGTCGGATCGGGTCATTATCGATACCAACGCTGACCAGAAGGAAGACCGTCTGTTGGACCGCGCGGAAGTGGCGAGGCGGCTGAATAAGCACGTGCGCACAATCGACCTCTACAGGCGTTTACGCGGCGAGGCAAGACTACAGTCAGAACGCTATAGGAACCGGACCGTGATCAGAGAAAGCGAACTTAAACGATGGAAAGACTACATAGATACACAAAAAGATTTCATGTTACAGGAGAACTTCGATGGAAGTTCTAGCAGCCTTCGACCCCGGCAAAGGCGGAGGCGTGTCGTGGCGGGACGCCGAGGGATCATTCCACGCGAGCGCCTTCCCGAAGGTGCCTCGCGATCTAGTTCAATTGGTTAATGACATTAACCCGACCGATTCAGTCATAGAGGCAGTCGGCGGTTATCAAGGAGACGAAGAAAAATCAACGGGTTCACGGATGTTTCAGTTCGGATACTACGCGGGCGCGCCTTATTGGATTCTGTTAACGCTTGGCAAGCGGGTCCGATTCGTAACCCCGCAGAAATGGCAGCGCAGTCTCAGTCTGGGACAGCGCAAAACCTACGGGGCCAAATGGAAAAATCACCTCAAGACAATTGCGTCGGATCGCTTCCCTTTGATTACAGTCTCTTTAGCAACGGCGGACTCCCTGCTGATGCTGGACGCGATGCTACGCAAACTGATTTAGAAGAACCGGAGCCTCCCCAAGAGACTCCGGCAGATGAAGAAGAAGAAACAAGAAGGACAAGAACTAGAACAATTGCGTATTTCAACGATGACATACTCGCCGCTGACTGCAAGAGTCTGATCAACCGAAAAGCGATTCACTTGACCGCTCTCAAGCTGGCCAATGAACGTTATCCGGCCGAGGAAGGAAAGCCCCCTCGCTTCAGTCGAGTCAGCCAGAAGTTCATCGACGCGTTTGAACAAGTCATGCGCGCAGAGCTTTACGAAGCCATTCAACGTCATCCTTCGCCATTGTTCACCAACACTCTGAAGGAGTTCTAGTGGATCCAGATGATTACCCGGAGTTGGAGCACGCTCCATACTCCCCCAGTTCCCTGAAATACTTCGCCCTCTGCCCATCCTGGAAACAGGGAGACAGTGAACAAGCTGGCGAAGAAGCCGCGAAACGCGGCACGGCTATTCATAAGGCGTTCGAAACGGGCGACCTTTCCCACTGCAAGACTGACGAAGAAAAAGCCTGCGCGAGTAATGCACTGAAGTATGTCGAATACATCAAACAACAACGACGGCGTGCCAATAGAGGTTAAAGAGATTCGCGCCAACATCCTCGACCAATGGGGATGGATTGATCTGCTTCATGTCTATCCCAGATGGAAGAGAGCAGACATGTTCGATCTGAAGACCGGCTGGTACCCGGTCGAACCTGCCGAGACCAATTTGCAGATGCGCGGATACATGGTTGGCGTCTGGGACGCCATTCCAAAAGTTGACGTAATCTATCCGCACATTATCCAACCCCGGCTGGGTACTGCTTCACAAGCCGAGTTCAACCGGTACGATCACTACGACCTGTTCAAGAATCAGGTCTTCGGGATCATCGAAAATGCCAAACTTCAAGCCGGGAAAATTTATCATCCCGGCTGGGAACAATGCCGCTTCTGTGGCAACAAAGCCTTCTGTGAAGCCTTGCGCAATTTCGCCCTTCAATTAGTCCCAGCATACCAGCCGGAATTCGCTATACCCACTCCAATTCACCCAAGCGAAATCACCGACGTTGATACCCTGAACAAGGTTTTAATGTTCGCCAAAGTGATGGAAAAGTGGTGCGATTCAGTTAAACACCATGCCACCGAACTCGCCAAAGAAGGCCAGTCTTTTGCCAACTTCAAGTTGGTGGAAGTCGGTGGAGCTAGGGAAATCATCCGCCCGATCCGGGCAATGGAGTTAGCGCAGGAGAAAGGAATCACTTTGGAAGAATTCCTATCTTGCTGTGACGTGCACATGACCAAGATCGACGAGAAGATCTCGGAGAAAACTCCCAGGGGGCGCAAGGGGCACGCGGTAGAAGAATTTTCCATCCTCTTACAGGATGAAAACGTCATGGAAATCAAGGCACCCACCTATCAGATGCGTGCCCGGCCCGTGGCGATAGAACACAAAACATAATAGAGCTGAATAGAAAGTTATATGGCTAAAGTTACCTCACTAGAAAATCTCCCCTTCGACGACGATGAGAACGAGGAGAGAATTAAACCAACCGAGCCGGAAGGCGCAGAGCTTTCCACTTTCGTGCAATGGAACGAAGACGTTTCGGGCGAAGTCGGTTCAGCAGATAAGAAACTTCCCCGGCTGGCCATCGGCCAAAAGTCTGGCACTCTGGGCGAAGAAAAAGGCTACGGCAATCTGGTCTTAAACAAGGAAGTGGTGATCGCTCCTTACGGTCAGAAATTGACCGGAGTCACGGTGATCAAAATCCGCAAGCAGTACCAGGAACGACGCCCTTACGATCCCGGCTCAACCACCCTGCCAAAGCTCTTCAACACTGGCAAGGAAGCAGTGGCCGCTGGTTTCAGCATCACCTATGGCGATGAGAAAGTAGCGTTGCCAATCGCCCAGATTCTCTTCCTGATCCCGGCTCCCGGCAATCTGGATAAGGACGCTCTGGAACAACATTTCTTCTACGAGTTCAACGGCCATAACTATGCCGCTGCCGTCTTCACCACCAGTGCAACCGGCTACGCCGAAACGGCCAAACCAATCTTCACCGCGCTCGACACCCCAAAGGTTAAGGAACTGGGTCCTCGCGCTTTGACCTGGAAAGCTGAGAGCTTCAAAAAGGTCAACGCCAAGAATTCCTGGTTCGTCCTGCGAGTGGCTAGCGGCGGATTCAACAGCCCCGAATTTATCGACTTCACCAAATCGATTCTTCCCTAGAACCCCAAAACAAAGAAAGCAAAGGCAATGCAACCGCAAATCGTGCAACTATGGAAACAAACCCGCACCTTTCCCGAAGAGCAACAACCGCTGATTAATCAGCTCTTCGCGGTAATCGAACACGTTAACGAAAAGTTAGGATTCGATGATCCGCGACCAAGTGAATCCTATTATCAACCCAATTGGTTTAACGATGCACGTACTCAATAGAGACAACGCAATCGCTCTACTGAAAGGAATGCTGGCCGCCCAAAGGCGGCCAGCCATTCACTTCATCCGCAGCGAAGAAGTCCTCAGCTCTAAACAGCTCAGGCATACCTACCGGTTCTTTATCATCAAC